AATACCATCAGGTTATACAGATCTATTTATGCATTTACAGGATTGTTGTTTACATCATGTCTCTGATATGCTGCAGGAGTCCTTGTAGTATTATCAGTATTTCTTGCCTGATATGTGCCAGGTGTCCTTGCAGTATTATCTACATTACGAGCTTGATATGCACCGTTCCAGTCTAACCAATTAAGAGTACTCCAACCCTCATTACCATTAAATGCCATACCATAATCATATTTTCCTGTCATGTCAACTTCGTTGTTGTCCTTGTCGTGTCTTTTATAATTAGTGTTTGCCATTAGCGTTTACCTCCTCCCATTTGCTTGAGCATTTTTTGCAAATCTGTAGTGCTACCAACAAACATGGCATTGTTAGTAACATTTTTAGGACCTTTTACTTCTTCACCAAGATCTTTCATTTTCTTATGTAGGTCTTGCAATTTCTCTGTCATGTCTGCAACGTGCTTCATTGCTGCTACAGCAACTTCATACGCTCTAGGATGACCACTTTCCTGTGCAACTTCTAGTGCACCTCTGACTGCCTCCTGACCCTGATCTATAAGGCTATACAATTCTCCACGAGTATATTCATAATCTTTTTCTAGATCATCATCTTTTGATTTTATTTTTGGTACGTTAGGTTTCTTAACAGGTTCTACCTCCATGTTAAGAATGTCCTCCATGTTTTCTTCTAGACTCATAAGAATTCTATCCCTTCATTAAATCCAAAATCATCACCAGCATCTAGTAATGCAGTATCTGCTGCATCTATATTACCATCCTGATTGATATCAGTCTTGGCAACTGGTGTATATGTTCTGGTAATAGTTCTGCGGTTAACTGCTCTATCACCAAGTGTCTCATGTATGATTGCTTTCTTGATAACGTCAGCAGTGTTGTAAGGACCGTATAGATATGTCTTCACAGTAAACTGTAGAGTATATACAATATATCTACGTTCATAAAAACTGTCATCCCATGTATCTTCATATGACACATTGTTTAGAACAATAGCAATGTCTCTCTTCTCATCCATGTCAGGAATTAAATTAAGAGTCATTGAGAATGATGGTTGGAAGTATGGTAGTATCTGCTCGGTGATTTGTAGAGCATCGTCTTGTGACTTAGCAATTACACCAAGTTCAAATGATAGATTATATGGTACAGGAACATACTGCACTCTTACTTCACCACCATTGTCATTGATAATAGTTTTATATTTCTGGATCGGGGAAGTTTTACGGGTAGGATCGTAGTCAATGCTAGTCATCTCAAAGTACAATCTTGGTAGAGTGATTGCTACTTTTCTAGAACTAGCGTTTTCTTCTAGTCTTACAATAAATTTTTGTTTAGGACCGTATGCTAACGGAACTTTAATTTCTTCTAATACATCACCAGTGCTTGGATCTGTGCTCTTCATTGTAATATTATTGAAGAGAGTTCCAAATGCTATAATGTTCTTACGAACTATTTGATTATAAAAGTGATTGCCTAACATTATATGCTACCTGTAAAATTACCAAACTCACCAAATGGATTACCTTCTGACCAATCAACTATATTGTCAGCAGTATCTTCTATGGCTCTGTTTGCATCGTATTCACTATTAGTATTTTGTAATGTGTCAAAGGTAGATACCACCCAGACAGCACCACTATTGTTACCAGTAAGTGATTCGTTTGCTGCAAATGTACCAGTTCTATTTTGTACTTGTAGTATTCTTGTAGAACTGTCCCAAGACTTAACTTCTGCAGTTGTAGAAGTAGTACCACCAGTTACTGTTTCACCAGCAGCAAAATCTCCTGTACCACCAACTCCCATTGTGAGAGCAATTGCAGTATCAAATAATGTTTCTACTGCATCTATCTCTGCAATACCAGTAGCAAGATCGTCTGAACCAACCTCGTATAGTTCTGCAGTGATTGCATAAAATTGTATCTTACCAAACTGGAAGAATGGTTCTTCCTTTCCAACATACTTAATTTCATACAAATTTTGTGTGAGAGGATAATATAATAAATCTCCTTCATTAGGTCTATCAGGAACCGTAAGTTTTGCAGACATACTATGTTCTGCTACTTCTTCTGTCCACCTTTTTGTAGACACACGAAATATAATCTCGTCTGTAATACGCAAACCAAACTTACTTATAAATTCTGCGTTATCTCCAAAACCCATTACATTTACAAGTAGCATTTCAATTTGGAATTGATCTTGATACTTAGTGTATCTGACCTCATCCAATGTGCTATCTGCTAGAACTGTCTTAGGTAGATAGTATACGTCAGAACCAAATAGTTTAATTTGTTCGTCCACAAGATCTTGTGCAAGATTCTGCTCACCAGAATGTCCTGCATGATAAGTTGGGAAGTAGGGACTTGTAGGCATCTTATCCGATCATATCCATTGGTGGTATTGCATACTTACTGAGAACTT